GGCTGAACCAGAGGCAGCAGAGGCGCTACCAGAAGCAGCACTAGCTGAACCAGATGCAGCAGTAGCACTATTGCTTGCGGCAGTAGCACTGTTGCCTGCGTTGGTTGCAGAGGTAGATGCAGAGGATGCACTGGAGCTTGCACTGCTTGCGCTGGTAGATGCAGCAGAGGCACTGTCAGACGCATTAGATGCGCTTGTAGCAGCGTTGGCTGCGTTAGTGTCTGCATTCTGTACATCAGTCATGTTATCGGCTACAGAGGTCACATCAGCGCTTATACCAGCTACTGTGTTAATGTCACTGCTATCACCTGCTACAGTGTTTACATTACCTATGTTACCCGCCACTGCACCTATGTCACTTGCATCAGCAATGACAGCATCCATCTTGGACTCTAGGCCAGCAACTGTAGTGACATCGCTAGAGATACCAGCGACAGTGTTTACATTGCTTATGTTACCAGCAACTGTACCAATGTCAGAACCATCAGCAGCAACTGTGTTGATGTTGGAAGCATTACTGTGTACTGCATTGACATTGCTTATGTTATCACCAACATTGTTTACGTTGGTAATGTTAGTAGCTACTGTACCGATGTCTGAAGCATCTGCGGCTACAGTAGTTACGTTTGAGGAGATACCTGATACTGTTACAACATCCGCACGAACAGCGTTAACACCTGTGATGTCTGTACGGATACCATTTAAATTAGTTATTTCAGTGGACAGTCCTGCTACAGTTTGTACGTTAGCACTGTTAGCGGCTGTGGCTGAATCGGCTGCTGCTGTTGCTGAAGTGGCAGCGGCATTCTTAGAAGCAAGAGCATCACTAGCATGACTAGCAGCTTCGCTTGCTTTAGTGGTGGCTGTAGACGCTGAACCAGCAGCGGCTGTAGCGGAAGTAGATGCGGCAGTCTCTGAGCTAGATGCAGAGCTTGCTGAGTTAGATGCGTTGGTAGCTGAAGTAGCTGCTTCTTGTGCTTTGGTAGTGGCAATGCCTGCTTGTTCAGTTACTTCGGAAACAATGGAATCATCCGTTGAATCACCTGCGCCACCTGTGCCTCTGAATATAGCCATGTTATTTCCTGATAATAAATGTAAAAGATAGGGAGTATAGAGAAAGAAGGGAAAGGGGACTCCGCGAAGAATCCCCTTAGGTACTACTTAGCCATTAACAGCAAGTACAACACCAGCTTCTGGACGGAGAGTCTTAACACCGTACAGAGTGTCAGCAGTGTACAAAGTTCCAAGGAACTCCTGCTTGTACTGAGTCTGAGAGCGAACGCCCTGCTGCTCAGCCATAACCATTGCGTCAGTGTGACACAAGATAGCGGCTTTCACGTCACCACCAGCACTGTTCTGTGCAGCAGTTTCAATGATTGGGCAGTTAGAAGAAACATATACGTCAATGCCGTACAGGTTACCAATCTGACCATTCTTAACACCACGACCATCTACGAAGTCAGAAGACATGTAACGGTCAACGCCCATGATAGCGTTACGCAGTGAAGGAGGAACAACGAAGCTACGACCGTCCATAGGAACGTCTGCATCATCCAGAACCTGAATAGCAGCACGGAAACCAGCATCGTTGAATACGTCACCAGCAGCTACTGCGTCAGCAGCGTAGGCTTCAATGCCTGAGCTGCCAGAGAAGTTATAGCTGTTGCTGTGAATCCAGTCAGAACCAGAACCGTTGTCATCGCCAAAGTACTTGCCAAGGTTAAACAGATCATCGTCAACCTGCTTGGCCAAAGCGTAGCCAGCGTCACCAGTGTAGAACTGACGAAGTGAAGCAAGAGCCTGAGCTTCGGTGATGTCTTCAATCATGCGTGAGTATTCGAAGTGCTTGTCGATTACAACCTGTACTTCAGACTCAGTAGCGTTCTGAATAGTAACAGCTTGGTTTTCAACTTTAGCGTTAGCTGAACCACGAACAGGTTTAGGGATATGAATGGTGTCGCCTTTCTTACCAGTCATAGCCATTTTTTTAACTAGGTTAGCAAGAACCAAGCTCTTCTGGTATGCAGCGACAACTTCGTCACTCCAGATTTCTGGGATAAACGTAGCTGCGCTAGTGTTATCTACAATGCCGCCAGTAGCGGGATAAGTTGATGTAGCCATAATAATACTTCCTTAAAATAAGATTAGTTACGGACTCTACCCTCTTGATATGCTTGCATGATTTCGTCAGACAAGGACATATAACGATCAGGGTCGTCCTTCATAAGTTTAATAATGTCTGAGCGTCTATAGATTTTACGTGTAGCTGCTTCGCCACTTCCTTTGGCGTTACCAGTAGAAGCCTTCTTAACAGCCTGCTTACGTTCCGTCTTCTCATTAGCAGCAGTCTGAGTTACTATCTGTTGACGTTCCTTCCAGTTCGTGAAAAGTTCATCAGCAGCTTCGTAGTCATACTGCGTATCCGCTTGTGCAAAAAGCTGTGTCCGAATCTTAGAGCCTTTAATCCAATCAACAAACTTACCATCTTGCAGAATCTCTTGCATGTCGGGATGACGTTGTTGCAAGTGAGCCTGCGCTGTCTGTTGCTTGTACTGCTGTGTTTGTTGTTCAGCAGCTTTGATTGAAGGATGATTCTTAATAGCTTTCTCAACTGCCTTGTCGGGATCAGAGAAAAAATCTATTTCTTCTTCAGGTTCTTGGGTTGCTTGTTGTGTTGTGTCGAGTTGTGTCTGTATGTAGTTATCAACAACGGATCGTAGTTCCCCTACTTCACTGCTCTGTCGGCCTAGTAATTTCTCAGCCTCTTGGTGCATCCTTACAATTTCAGCAGTGGACTTTCCTTGGTACTTCTCAGGGATGTCATCTTCTTGAGGAGTTTCCTGAACTTCAGGCTCTTCAGCTATCTGACTTACTTCTTGCTCTTCTTGTTCGTTGTCAACGTCTTCAGGTGGACGCTCGTCTATTAGTGTTGCCATTATTAAACTCCGTGAGTAATCTCATTATGGAGGTGTATTATGTAGGGCTTCCTAAGTTAGGAGTTGGCCTTACGCTCTTGCTGTAGCTTCTGTTGTCTATTCTTATGCCATTGTCTGGTAGCACCCATAAAATCACCAGATATCGGGTCTAGCTTAGAACGAACAGGGCTTACAATTCTTCTTGCTATCTTGTCGCAATCTAAACAAGGTATGTGGGTAGCGGACGAGTCAACGAATCTCTCATTGACATGTCCGTCCTCACACTTGAACTCTATCATTATACGCATTAAGCTGCTTCGTCTTCTTCTTCGTCTTGTTCAGCGGCTAGTGCTTGCTCTTCTGCGTTCTTTATTTGAGCTTCTAAGTTAATCATGTTAGCCAGAACTGACAATTGCCCTTTACGGAAGTGCAGGTCTGTCTCATCTTTAGTTTGCTCAACAGAGTTAATGTTTACAGCGTTTGCCTGTAGGTCTTGGACTAACTGCTTCCAGCCTTCAGACATAAACATGTCGGTCATGTTGCGGTAGTATAGCTCTAATTCTTTATCAATCATTACTGTTTCTCCATATAGGACAGTTGTTTAAGTTAGTGTACCTAGTTATTATAACATAAAAGCATAAGAAAGTCAAGCATTATTTCTTCTTTTTACTTGACTTCTGCTCAGTTTTGTTGTATATAGCGTCCCAGTTACTAGCAAACTTCTTCTGGTCTGTGCTTCGTTGGGCGCTACCTTTACCACCGTGTGTCTGACCCTTCATCGTTTCTTACCTTTATGTAGGCCATGCTTGGCATGTTGCTTGCCTTTGGCAGTAGCTGCTCTCTTCTTTGTGTTAGCAGCCGCTAACTTCTTCTTACCTGCTGCTGTAGACTTCAGCTTACTAATTGTCTTAGAAGGTGCGTAGACCTCTCCAGTCTTGCCGCTAGGCTTACCAGAGGGTGTACGCCACTTCTGCTTTGTCCACTTCTTTAAAGACTTCTGTGATTCTTTTAGTGCCATTACTTGTAGCCTCCGCCTTTCGCCTTGTACTCCTTGGCTAACATCTGAGCTTTCCTAGCAGACCATTGACCAGCCTTGCCACCTTTAGTGCCTGCTTTGATCTTGTTGAACAAGTTCTTCCGCATGGTGGGCTTAGTGTAGTTTCCTGCTTTGTTTACTGTAGACTTTTTGGCTGGCATGTTACTTACCTTTTTTAACTGGCTTCTTCTTAGGCTTTACCGCTGCTTTCTTCTTAGGTGGTCTTCCAACCTTTGTTCCGTATGTACCTTTACCGTATGGCATGATAGCCTCCTGTTAATGATGTGTTTACCACTTGCTCTTATTTGCCCAATATGCCGCAGACATTTTGCCCTTGGCTATATTCTTTGCGTGTCGTGCTTTAAAAGATTTACGTCTTGCTTTTTCTGAAGCTGTCTTAGGACTACTACCAGCTCCTGATACACCCTGCTGTCCATAGCGTATAGTCTTAACTTTATCGCCTTCTTTGGCTACAACTACATGACTCTTCTTGGGATGGTTAGGAGTACGCTTCGGCTTGTTGTATCCGCTGACTCCAGCCCTAGCTAGTCTTGGGTCTTTTTTTACTGGCATTCTTAGCTCCTGTTTCCTCTATTTGTTTCTCAAGTTGTGCAATCTTCTTAAATAGTTCCTCAAACTTTACATTTACTTGAGCTACTACGTTTTCTAAATCTCGCGTGCTTACCATTATTGCAGTCCTTGTGGGTTTGGTGTTACTGCTACATTGCCTTCTTTAACCGCTACTTCTCGTTCCTTCAGTAACTGCTCTGAAATCTTCAGACGCTTTTGGAACTCTTTGTCGTCTGCATCTCCAACTTTAAGGTTTGTTGTTACAGCCTTGATGCGATCAATCTCAAGCTCCTGTGGAATAGCCTGTGCCTCCACTGCAATCTTCTGCGCCCTAGCAGCAGACTCTTGTGCCTGTCCGTTGAGTGCAGCAGTCTGTGACGCTTGGAACTGCATCTGAGCTTGCTGTGCTGCCTGCTGTGCTTGCTGTGCTTCTGGGTTAGGCTGGTTAGCTTGCTCAAGAGTAGCAATAAGCTCTTCACGGTTAGACAGGTTCATGTTGTCAATGATGGACATAACCAGCTTAGGATACATAGGCGTATCTGGTGACATGGTTTGTAGGAGCTGTACAAGCTGTGTTACTTCATACTCACGAGCAATGATGCCTAACGAGCTAGAGGTGTGGAACTTGTAGTCAGCTACTGGATACAGCTCAGGTTCAAACTGCATATAGCGTTGTGCAGCCTTAGTAACAAAAGGAATAATGAATGATTCTTGGAAGTTGATCAAGGTGCGCTTGTGACGCTTAATGATAGCACCTAGTGACATAGATACACCAGCAGCAGTGGCTTCACCATTGATAGAACCAGCAATACCTGCTGAGTCAATAGCGCCTGTGGCTGTCTGTACCATTGTCTGCAAAGCCTGCGCCTGTGCAAAGGTAATCTGGTTGACGTTACCGAAGTTAAATGGCTGTAGAATCTCAGCAGGGTTGCCGTTGGTTAGGATGGTCTTGCCGGGCTGTATAGTTGGTTTAGCTCCTCTAGGCATACGAGAAGCATCCATAGCCATCATTGGGTGGATGGTCAAGGCTAGAGCGTCTATTCTAGCGCGTAGTTCTGTGTCTAACGCCTTTTGACTGTTATACCCTTTCTCACATACTCCTCTGCCCCAGAAGCGGCTAGGAACGACATCCCATGGGAATGCGATGACAGGACGATCCTGCATCATGTAAGGGTTCTCTTCAGCTTTAAGCAGTACACCTCCGTTGGCAATAACAACAACTGCTTCTACGTAGTAAGAGTCATCGTCATCTTCAAACTCTACAAGCTCTGCATCTTCAACTTCAGAGTCCTGTGCTTCCTTTAACAAGTGACGTGGGACAAGGCCATAGTATTTAGTAAGGCGTACTTTGTCTTCATCGTAGCACGACAAGTCTTGATCAGGCTCAATGTCAAAGTCTGGAGCTGCTGACTGAATGTCTACCTCACGATATACACCGCTTTCCTGTAACTGTTCCACTAGGTGGCTAGACACAAACTCGTCAATAGCACAGCCCAATGCTGAGTCAATGTCAGTGGCTACAGGGTCAATCAGGAAGTTCTGTGGCATTACAGGGCGCAGCTTAACGCATGTACGATCCTGTATGTTAACACCTACCGCTTGTAGATCACCGCCCATCACAGGCTGTGTAGCAGGCTTCATCTCTTTTTCTTCTTCAAGAACAATCTCAGCAATGCCTGTACCAAACACAGCAGCGTTAATCAGACACTCTGCCACACCCTTACGTACCTTGTTCTTTTTAAAGTCTTGCTCTAGCGCGTTACGCAGCAAAGCAATGTCTCTGTTGTCTTGATCGTAGACATCATCTTCAATGTCAAACCACTTGCCACGACCAAAGGTAGCTTCCTCTAGCTCTGCTACAGATGACTCAACAGCCTGCTGTAGTGCAGGGGATATAATCTTTGAACGCTCTGTGCTTCTGGTGCGATCCTGTGCAGACCACTGACCACGCCACAGGCGGTAGTACTCATCAAACATCTGTGAGTAGTTGGCTTCGTAGTGATCACGCCAGCCATCACACTTATTAATTACCCAGCCTTCTAGGTCTTGTTCAATCATAAAGGTGTTGTTATCTTCCAGCATATTTAGTAGCCTGCGTATTTATCTAAAAATTCGTAGTCCTCTTCCTCGTAGTCAAATGCATAAGCAACCTTAGCTAACTGGTCTATATACGCAAGAGCATCTATCAAGTCATCGTGGACTAATTGATTAGGAAACTGGAACAACTCGTCTAGGAACTGAGCATTCCACTTGCCTTTGTTTAATACTAAGTTGCCGTGTTCTAAACGGCCTTGTAGTGCCCACACGATCCTATCTGTCTTCTTCTTGTTGCCGTGTGTTAACTCTTCTATTCTAAAGAAGCGTTGGTTCTTCTTCATTATATCGTTCAGGTAGGGAGCTACAGCGTTCTTTAACGCACCCTTCTCAATGCCTACTGCGACTGGTTGGTAGTCTCTGACTGCTTCAAAGATTCGTCGTGCAGTCTCTTCGACGCCCCAACGGCCATGTACGATATTAGCAACCCACCAGCCTTCGACGCCCGCTTTAACCACAGCAATTGCCGTCTGGTCAAGTCGTTTGGTTTTAGTCGTGACTTTCTGTACATCTGCAAATCCTGCCAAATCGACAGCAATGTAATAATCACCATCAGTAGGTTCTTCCTCGCTAAATTTAACATCTTCTTCTTTAAACAGCTCACTACCGTGTGCCTCAAAGGATGCCATAAACTCCTGACGGAATGAGAAGGCTGACATAGAGCCTTTAGCTGCTTCAATCTCTTCAGGGTCTAGCAGTGGGTTATCGTAGCTAGTGAAGTGGTAGCCCTTGAACGTAGCATCCTCAGATACACTAGCATACTGGTACAGGTCATAGAAGTGGTTGCGTCCCATAGGCGTACCAATGAACAACGCCTCACCCTTCTGATCCGCTAGAGCAGGGCGTAGGATTTGCTCCCACACCTCTGGCTTCATGTCTGCGTACTCATCCATACACAGGAACTTCAAGCTGACACCACGCATAGTCTCTGGTCTATCAGCACCCTTCAGAGAGATGGTGCAGCCATTGACTAGCTTAATCTGTAGGTTGTTAACGTGTGCTGACGCTATAACGTTGTGCCCTAGCTCCAGCAGCAACTGCCACATAATGTCTCTAGCCTGACCCTGTGTAGGGGCAACGTAGAACACCTGACCTTTCTTGTCAGACAACGCACTGATGATCAGCTTCCAAGCAGCTAACCTACTCTTACCTGTACGTCTACCAGCAGCCACCACTTTAAAGCGTGTAGTGTCTTCCCAGACTTCCTGCTGCCAAGGTAACAGCTCAACTGCTAAATCAGTCAAGCTAGTACGTCCACATTACAGGAGACTCATTACCGTCAAGGTCGCGGATGTCAACATGCACAAAGACACCAGCAACTCCAATTCCTGAAAAGCCCATCTTGATAGCCTCCTCAACAATCTTAAACCGCTGTGTACCGTCTGTAACTTTAATGTCCGCTGCAATGCCTTGGGCATGGGTTCCTGGTGTCTCCTTTTTCGCTTCTATGGGGTGGTCTTCACTTCTGAAGCCACTGGTGATAACGAAGGGGAAACCACACCTAGCACGTAACAAATCCAACTTCAGCAACAACCTGTCACTAATCTCATTCTCGCCAGTGTACTGACAAGCAAACT